TCTCTCGATGTTTGATTTGCTGCGGGCTATCTCTTGCGGCGTCAATTCTCTGCCGAGACTTGCTCGCCAGTCTTGTTTGATGTCTCGCCGCCAACAACCAAAGGCACCGCCCGGGATATCGTCGCCATGCGCGATGTACCACCCAGTCTTGCCGCCTTTCTCGTCGGCATCGAAACGATAAAGAGTTCCGTCAAGAACGATAACATCCGGTGCCTTGAGTCCCGCTTTCTCGATTGCTTGTCTCAGTTGCTTGTCGGGCGGCTCAACTGGACGCGCATCCGCGTTGAATTTGCCGCCAAAAATATCTATCAGATCAGTCATGGATTCCCCCCGATGACGTGCTGGAGTCGCTGCCGGCACGTTATCAATCCAAATTTTTCGTTTCTACTTCCTGCTCTAATTCTTTTAACCCAAGAACAAGTGCCTCTCGAATCACATCTGAACGCGATGCGCTCACGAGTGACTGCCGAACACTGCCCAGAACAAGAACCAGCGCATCGATTCTTGTGAGCATATCACCCGAACACTTGAACCCAACCAATTGATTTTTCACGTCTTTTCCTCCGAAGTACGTTTCCAATAAAAAAAATGTCTCCCTGGTTAAAACATACGTTAAAAGTCTTTGCAACCAACGTTGAGTTTTGAATAAATGGCTCATGTCGCAGTTACGCGACGCGAAACAAAGGAAACAAAATGAGCCAGTCAAAACCAAACCCAGTACATACTTTCCATCCTACTCGCGACGAGCTTCTGGTGCTTGCGCGAGACTATAACGACAACGAAGGCATTTTGATCATCGAACGTCTCGCACGATTGATGGACAAGCATTTCAGCGAATTTGAAACAATCAACAGCGCACGCACTGTCAAAAGCGTTTTGCGAAAATTCACTGATGAGTTGGAGCATCAACTAAAGTGCCACTCATCGTTTGAAGACTCGCGAAATTATCTCAGTCCAGTCATGGAAGAGCTTCGCATCATGAAAGATTCGGCGATGGAGATTCGTTCCGCGTGGTGCAAACTCGAAGATTTTTGCTACTTCGAATTTGACGAACTCGCCAAGTTGGTTCTCGGCGAAATGCGAGTGCGCAAATTCTTCCTCGCTCGTAGTCATGCTGACGATGATGGCAGCAATTTAAACGACTCTTGGACAATCGACACGCCGCACAGCGTGATCTTGCGTGATCTAAATCGCCAAGGTCATTGCATTGCTTCATTGGTTGAACACGGCGAAATCGTTTTGGATTCATACTGAAAGGAAAACATCATGGCACAATATCAAGGACACAAGAATTGGAATCACTGGAACGTCTCACTCTGGATCATGAATGAATACAATGTTTACAAGTGGGCCGCGTATCTCGTCACGCGATACAATCGCGACGTGGCCGCTCGCAAACTCTTGGCATATTGCAAAGTGTATTGGCGCGAGTTTCACGGATGCACTCCGGACGATGCGCCGTTGACGTTCTCAAGTGTTCGCGCAGCTCTCACAAATTGGGGGAAGTAATGAAAGCAAATATTGAGATCGTGCATCGTGATCACACTATCAAGATTGAAGCCGCAGCCGTTGGCAATGATGGCGGCGGCATTTGGGATGTCGCAATTGAGGAACCAGGCGGTCGTTGCATTTGGAAGGACGTCGAAATCATTACAGGCATTCAGGGAATGGCAGAAATTTTGTCGGGGTTGCGTTGTATGGTCAACGAAATCGACGACGAGAACATCAAGCGTCAATGACGCAAAACATAGAAAGGGATTCAAATGGTAACAATCACAAGAACATCGGACACAACGCATCAACATCTGAAGGTGTTGACGTATGGTCCAGCCGGGTCTGGAAAGACGCGTCTTTGCGCAACTGCGCAAGATTGCATCATCATCAGTGCCGAGAGTGGACTCTTGAGTCTCCGCGGCTTCGACTTGCCAGTCATCGAAGTCTCCACGTTGGCACAAGTCCAAGAGGCTTACCAGTTTCTAACCGACAGCGACGAAGCGCGGAACTTTCGTTGGGTGTGCATCGACTCACTCAGCGAGATCGCGGAAGTCGTCTTAGCTGCTGAGAAAAAAGCAAGCAAAGACCCGCGCAAGGCATATGGCGAACTCCAAGATCGGATGTCTCAACTCATCAGAGCTTTTCGCGATTTGCCAAAAAACGTTTACATGAGCGCAAAAGTGGAACCTTTGCGTGACATGGATGGCGTTTCGGGGTGGACTCCATCTATGCCCGGCAACAAACTTGGCCAGAGTTTGCCGTATTTCTTCGACGAGGTTTTTGCCTTACGCGTCAAAGAGGTCGACGGCGAAACTCGGCGAGCACTGCAAACTGCCACCGACGGCGTTTGGACTGCAAAAGATAGAAGCGGCGCACTCGCGCAATTTGAAGAACCAAATTTGGAAACAATTTACAACAAAATCATCAAGTAATTAGGAGAACAAAACAATGCCAAGCATCACATTCAACGCAGGAAACTATGACTTTAGCACCGAGGACCGCCCAGCATACGAGGCACTGCCTGAAGGGTATTACAACGTGATTGCGATAGATTCTGAGATCAGAGAGACAAAGGCAGGCACCGGCAATTATCTGCAATTCAAGTTCGAGATCTTGGACGGTCAACATAAAGGACGATACATCTGGGATCGATTCAACATCAGGAACCCTAACCCGCGAGCCGTTGAGATTGCGCAAGAGAACTTGGCGCGCTTCTGTCAATCGGCGGGTCTTAAAAGTATCAGTGATTCCTTCGAGTTGCATCATCGACCCGTCAAAGTCAAAGTAACTCAACGCGAGTGGAACGGGCAGACGCAAAACGAGATCAAGGGCTACCGCAAAGCTGATCTTGGCAACGCTACACCAGCCCCAAGCACTGGCAATGTTCCTTTCTGATCAAGCAATCATCGCGCTCGCTCGCACGGCTCCTAGAGTCTCGGGCGGGCGCTTTCTTTTAGATTTTCTTCAACTCATTTTTAGGAAAAACAAAATGCAAAACGCAAAATGGATTTTAGCTCGTCAAGTATTCATCACCGCCAATTCAACTAACATGAAAGACCCTACGCCAATTTGTAAGCCATGCTTTTCAAGCATGGTCGGCAAGCATGGCAAAACTGGCGAGTGCCGAGATTATTTAATCAATCTCGATACCGTGATTCACATTGCCGACTTTGATCCACATCGACTCGTGATTGATGGAGAGGATAAGGGCATTGTGCCGGTTGTGCGCCTGACATTTGCGGCAACTGATGAGGGTGGAATCATTGAACAAAAATTCATCATCGCAAGTTTCGACGAAATTATGCGTTTGACTGATGCTGTCGGCGTGGAGCCAGAACAATGAAAACCACGCTGCAAATTCTTGATGATAGAATGGAACGCGAGCAGGACACGAGCCACCGATCACATCTCGGCGCATCGAGTATTGGCGGCGAATGCGAACGCAAAACGTGGTACTCTTTTCGCTGGGCATTGGAACCCGACTTCACTGCTGACGTGCTGCGCAAGTTTCGCGACGGTCACGAGAGCGAGGAGTTGATCGCTCGTGAGCTTGAACAAGTCGTGGAACTGATGGGTCGGCAGGCACGTTTTCAGGATGGGCACTTCGGCGGTTCAGTCGATGGAATCATTCGCAGCGGACTCGTTGAAGCACCGGACACGCCTCACATTTGGGAGCATAAAGCCGTGAGTGATAAACGTTTCGACGAGTTGCATCGATTGCGCGAACGTTTATCGCTTCTCAACGACGAGGGATCGGTGCTGCTCAAGTGGATGCCAACGTATTATGCACAAGCTCAAATTTACATGCACAAACTGAAGATCGATTGGCATTATATGACCGTAGCAAGCGCGGGATCTCGTCGCCTGCTGAGTCTTCGCACGCCACTCGATGAATATTATGCCCAAGAGATTGAAGACAAAGCACATCGCATCATCAAATCATTAGATGCACCGCGCAAAGTCTCGCCTGACTTTGATTTTTGGCTGTGCCGTTTCTGCGATTTCGCAGGACTTTGCCACGGTAACAATCAACCCGACAAGTCGTGTCGTTCTTGTCGTTATGCTCAGGCAACGAAAGACGGTCGATGGCGTTGCATGTTCTTTGAAACTGAACTGGATGACGACAAACAAAAGCGTGGGTGTGAAGAATGGCGCCGCTTTTTAGACGGTGGGCGAGTTCTCGATTAGACTGAAGGAAACCACCACAAAGGGGGAAAATCATGGATGGATTGGATTTGTTACTCATTGCGATGCTGTTGGCTTTTGGCTTGTTTGTCGCTGTTTCGGGCATGATCTTTGAGTACATACTTGAGAAACGCGAGCAGCGTGCGTTGCATCGTCACGTTTGGGGGAACGTCGTTGATCTTAAGTCGTGGCGAGACTCGCGCAAACGCGCATCCGGCATTCGACGGTGATGCATGAGTTGGCTCTTTTCGCAGGCGCTGGCGGTGGAATACTCGGGGGAAGATTGCTTGGATGGCGCACAGTGTGCGCTGTTGAGTGCGATCCCTACGCCGCCAGCGTCTTGGTTTCCCGACAAAACGACGGAACACTTGATGCTTTCCCGATCTGGGATGACGTGCGCACGTTTGACGGAAGACCGTGGCGAGGCATTGTTGACGTCATATCTGGAGGATTCCCGTGCCAGGACATCAGCGTCGCCGGAAGACGCGAAGGCATCGACGGAGAAAAATCTGGACTCTGGAGCGAGATGGCTCGAATCATCAGTGAAGTTCGACCCCGATTCGTATTCGTGGAGAACTCACCAGCAATTATTCGACGAGGTCTTGCAAGAGTCCTCGGTGATCTTGCCGTTCTCGGGTATGATGCGCGGTGGCGTCGTCTATCAGCCTTGGAACTTGGAGCGCCACACCGACGAGATCGATTCTGGCTCGTTGCTACCGACGCCAACCGCGATGCAATACGGCACGACGAACAACGGCACGAGATCCGACGGCACAACGTTTGCCACTGCGGGAATGCCGAGTCTCCAGACGATGGCCGCGCAGAATCTATGGCCAACGCCGACGGTCGAAGGCAATCGGAATCGCAAAGGATTGAGCGAAAAATCAGGCGACGGCCTGGAGACGGCAGTGAAACGATTGGAAGACCAGAATGGTGGACCGTTGAACCCAACGTGGGTAGAGTGGCTCATGGGGTGGCCAATCGGGTGGACAAGTTGCGATGTCTTGGCAACGGACAAGTTCCATCGGTGGCAGCAAAAGCATGGGAATTACTAACGCGATAGACTACTCCCCCGACCAGCGTGGTTAATGAGTGCCACGTTGTAAATGGGTGGTCTATCGGCTCGGAGAGGCGCGCACCTCTCCGGGCACTGGGGGGAACGATGCGCAAGGAAGATCTAAAGGCCCGAGCGGCTTTTCAATATCGTGAAAAAAAGAAAGAACTGGCGATGTCGATGCGACGCGTCAAAGCGTGGATTATCAAACATTCAGACGATGCCGATCGAGTTGCTGATCTTCGCGACTATCTGCGAAGATTAGAGTTGGAAGATCTCTTTTGGACTAAACATCGAAAGAATCGGCAATCTTAGAGTCTTACGCCAGAGTCGAGGAGACTCACCAGACGTCGCTCCTCGACTCTGAAGCCGACTTCCGCACGTAGTGCATCCAAGTCAAGTAACGGCCCGGGACACTGCTTAGCGGGGTCTGATGAGCTTCCTGGCAACTCGGTGTGACCGTGTATCGTGAGTCCATAACCGGCGAGCTCTATACAGAGCTCGATTAAACTGAGCCATTGAGATTCGGTTGGCTCGTGCTTTGTAAAGTCGCCAATCAACGCGACGCTCACGCTCTCGCTGTTCCATCGTCTCGCGTGCGGACCCGTATCTTTAAGGCCCAAACATTGATCAATGCTGCCATCGACTCGAATGATGAAAGTGTATGGCATTTGTCCGCCAGTCCATGCGCCCGCGGCATTCTTTGATGTATCACGAAAGGCTCTAGCGATTTCTGGACCCGTAGCACCGAGTGATGCGCCTATCTTATGCACCACGACTTTCTTGAGTTTCACAAGCTCCCGCTCTCGCGGTTTGCCATCGTCGCACTCATTGATGCGGTCAAAGATCACCATTGAACTCTCACTCCGGCCAGAGCGGTCCAGTCGCTTGGGCTCGCGATGGAGCCTTGCGCGATGAGCGAGACCGCATCGTTGATTCGTGCAGAAGCATCCAGAGCACCCCGAAGCCCAGTAGGGCCC